CCTTAATACACTACATGCCCGGATTTCTGAAGCATGTAGGTCGCGGTATTAAGCCCCGCGTACGGGCTGGAAGTCCGGCTTCCACCGCGCAAGTCTCGGCCAATGTTCATCGGGAGTTGAGAACGTTGGGTCGAAACGGGACTTGCGGATCACGTATCTTTCGTAATAGTCATAGAACTGCTCAGGATAAGACAGTTCTGATACGGGACCGGAAAGAGGTTGCAGGGTCTTGAGGTTCTCCAAATAAGCCTCGATCTCCTGCTGCTTACTAACACTGATGCCATACATGCGCTCGCAAAGCAAGCGGGTGTTGTGTGGCACAGGTTGGTAAGGGTGACATCTCTCAGACCGGATGTCGTCGGCGTGTCTCTTGAAGTACTCATAAGACTCCTTGTAACGCGCCCGATCCCACTCTCCCAATGAACGGTCATTCTCAATGAATGAACGGACATCGTAGGATCTGGTCACCCGCAAACCATACCAAGCCAAAGCTTGGACTATGGGACAGCCTGAATACTGGTGGGCATACGACATGGACTTACATCGTAATAAAGCCATGTGTTTCCGGGGAGCCATGCCAGCATACGCGGATCGTGCCCAGCCGAAGCTGGACAGGCAGTCTAAAGGGTCTGTGATGTTGACCAAGTCAACAGGATCGAAGATCATGCCGCAGAATGACATTTCTTCGAAATTGTCCGAAACACCACATTTAATGGTGAAGCCCAACTCAGCAAAATCTTCGGCTGTCGGACAGTTGGTCATGAAAGAAGTGTTTGAATCATCACCCTCAACGATCGGGGACACCTGCTCTCCGAGCTCACTGAAGAGGAAAAGCAAAAGCATTAGGTTCGTGAAACCGTTTCCAAGGGACGTGTTCATCTCGCCAGACATCCGTCTAGCGATGCAAGAAACGGAAAAATATTTGAAACAGCAGACGTTGAGACCCGCAAGAACATCTCGGCAATATTTCATGAATTCGTCGTGCTGTGGTAAGAACTGAGTCATATAGTCATAAAGTACAAACTCAACGTTCTCCATTATGAACCTAGTGAAATGAGATTCAAATGCCGTGAAATCGCCCCAAAAGTATTTGGCTCCAACGCGATAAAGCATGTTACGAATATATTCTGGGCGTTGTTCTATCGGGACTTTCTTGATGAAATACGGTAATTTGAATAATTGCTCTTCAATGAGCCTGAAGATAGGGCCAACGGCACATTTAAATTTATCTGAGCGAGAATTAATTATCCTCGCATGCTTATACTCCGGATAAGTTTCGTCCTTAATGAAGGACTTAACTTTAAAGTCTTTGCGAGGATTGATTCGCTCTCCGTCGGCCATCCAATTGTCTAACAGCTCTTGGGCCCGTAATAAAGGATAATTGGTCTTGTCGAGCCAAGTTTGTACAGAGGTGTCAGAATCAGGTGACAAGGGGGTGAGTCGGCTGCGAACAAAGTTCTCGGTGAAGTTGCGCAGCCTTGCAATCTTCACCGGGTCAGGTTTAGGCGGCTCCAAAACAAAACGTTTTCTTGCTCCGGCCTCCGCAGTCAAAGGATCGGACATGTCGGCATGTGGTTGTGCGATGCCGTCGACGTGGCAGCCTAATGAGACTTGCATCGGTCTTCGGACGGCATGTTCATACCGAACATTGTTCGAATGAAAATTTACATTTTCGCCTATGGGCTTGACCTCAGGTAGAGGGACCTCACCATACCTGTAACCATAAGCGAAAAGACTGCGGGGCCCGTCCCGTCAGGTCTGTGAGACCACGACGGGAAACATTCGTTTGGAGCGTTTTTGTGAGTCAGTGGCTATAACTGCCGCCACAAATGCAGAGTTGCGAACCATCGCCATATCGACATTTGAATACCTGTCGATGTTAAGTGTGTGTATGCGCGCCGCAATTCCTCTGAAATCTTCAGAGTACTGAGAGAATGTGCGAATTGTGTCGTGACCTCTCCCTCCGAGAACCTGAGAGACAAGTTCGTAGCTAAAATCGCAATGCTGAGCATTGCCAAGTTCTGTCCTGACCGTACGAAGGATGGGACCGCAAGTGCAGTCTAGATTATAATTGTCACAGACACAATGTACGCG